GCGGTCGAGGACTTCACCGACCGATACACCAACATCGCGATCTCCGGGTTGGAGTACGGTATGTTCGGACTCAAGAAGCAAAAGCCGTTCGTCCTGAACACCCGCGTCTACTCATCCTCGCTCGTGCTCAACTCGATACCGCACCGCTGGCGTGGCCGGTACAACGAGGACGCTGACATCTGCCTGCAGGTACTCGCGGACGGCTGGTGTACCGTACTCATCTGCGCATTCCAGATCGGCAAGATGCCCACGATGAGGATCAAGGGCGGGAACACAACCGAACTCTACGACGAAACAGACGGTCGGCTGAAGATGGCGCGTGCCTTGGAGCGGCAGTGGCCGGGTGTCGTGAAAACCAAGCGGCGGTTCGGTCGGCCGCAACACGCCATATTCGACAGCTGGAAGCGATTCGACACCCCGTTGATTCGGAAGCCCGACCTCAAGATCGACCCGACGCCGAACAACTACGGCCTCAAGCTGACCCGCGTCCGTGAGAGCGATGATCCCGAACTCAAGTACCTGTTCGAGCCGGGACGGGACGGGTGAGTAGGATGGCCTGTAAGGACCGTGTACCACGGAGGGGCCATACTACCCCATATCCAAGCCGAAACAAGGCTCTGAGAGGCGGTGCAAGCCCATGGCAGTAGTCCCTAGAGGTGGGTGGAAGCCATGGAACAACCAGCTTGTTCAGGAAAGGGGCTACAAGGACTGGGCAGCGTGGATAGCCGACGTGGAACGCCAGCACGGGACAGCGATCTGCGGTGCGAGAAACCAGCGTGATGAGCCGTGCGAGCAGAAGCATAAACTCGGTCGCAACGGACGGTGCCGCTGGCACGGCCGGGACAGTCCGAGCGGTGTAGCGGCGGGAGCATACAAGCACGGTCTGCGTGTTGCGGTACTCCCAAACGAAATGCGGGAGTTCGCTGAGCACACGATGGAAGCGGCGGACGCGCTGAGTATGCTGCCTGACATCGCGACGATTGATGGACGGCGTGCCGAACTGTTCGAGCAGATTCGTGATGGCATGGGTGGGCCGGACTCGTGGGTCGAGGTACGTGATTCGCTGAAGGCCGCACGCGATGCTATTGCAGCGGGCAAGGCCGACGTGGCACGCGAACACATGGTCCACGTGGATGAAGTAGTAGCTGGTGCGTTGGAGCAGTCGGATCTCTGGCGTGAAGTATACCAGTTAGCGGATCTGCGGTCGCGGCTCACGCGCGGCGAGATCGACCGCACCGTGAAGCTGAGCGAGATGATTACGATGAGCCGCGTCTACGAAACAATGGGCATCTTGGCCGACGTGTTCCGCGAACTACTGAACCAGCACGTTGCGGCCGCATCGGAACGGATGGCCGTTCAGCATGGACTCGCGCAGTGGACGGGCAGGATGCTGAACGCGGAGTCTACCGTAGTGGAATCACCGAACGGCGACAGGCCACCCAAGTGAAGGCACCCCGCGATCTGTTCACTACACACACGGGCATCCAGCCTATACTCGCACAGTTCGCCGCCCACCTTGGTATCTCCGACGCCGACAACTTTGACCGATATAAGGACGAAGCCGCGTTACTCGCCGACAGTCTCGGTGACTTCCAGCGCGCGGCATGGCATCTCGTCGAACCGACCACGCCGTACGTTCACAACTGGCACATCGACTGTATTGCCGAACACTTGGAAGCGATCTCGCACGGGCATCTCCAGAATCTCGTCATCAATATTCCACCGAGACACGAGAAGAGTCTGAACGTCGCCGTGTTCTGGCCGTGCTGGGTCTGGGCCACGCAGCCGAGTTTCCGCTGGCTGTTCTCCAGCTACTCCAGTCAGCTTTCAATGCGTGACTCGGTGAAGTGCCGCCGCATCATTCAGTCAGCGTGGTATCAGCAGCGGTGGGGCCACGTATTCCGACTCACGACCGACCAGAACGTGAAGCACCGATTCGAGAACGACTGCACTGGCGTGCGGCTGGCGACCTCGGTCGGCGGGATCGGAACAGGAGAAGGCGGTGATGTGATCGTGGTGGACGATCCGCATAACGTAAAGGACGGCGAGAGCGAACTACGCCGCGAGGAGGTACTGCGCTGGTGGGACGAAGCGATGACCACGCGACTCAACGACCCGACCAAGGGTGCCAAGGTCATCGTGATGCAGCGAGTCCACGAGCGCGACCTGACAGGTCACGTGTTGGAGCAGGGCGGGTACCACCACCTGTGTCTGCCTGCACGCTGGGAACCCACCGTTCAAATCGAAACTGGGATCGGCTGGACCGACCCGCGCGTCGAAGAGGGTCAGCTGCTATGGCCCGAGCGGTTCCCCGAGTACGTGATGGACGATATGGAGCGGGCGATGGGGCCGTACGCGGCGGCGGGTCAGCTTCAGCAGCGACCGTCGCCACGCAAGGGCGGGATGTTCGATTCGTCTGACTTCAAGATCGTAGAGCAGATGCCACCGGGCATGGAGTACTGGGTGCGGTACTGGGACAAAGCGGGCACGGCGGGCGGCGGCGCTCACACAGCGGGTGTGCTGATGGGCTGTACTGATACCGAGCCACCGACCTACGTGGTCGCGGATGTCGCACGCGGGCAGTGGGCAGCGAACGACCGAGAAGATCGAATCAAGAGTATAGCGTGGGCCGATGTGCAGCGGCTGGGCGGCATAGAGGAAGTGCTGTTCGTTGTGGAGCAAGAACCCGGCTCGGGTGGCAAAGAAAGCGCGGAGCACACGATTGACAACCTCGACGGACTCCGCGTCGAGGCGCATCGTCCAACCGGCGATAAGTTCGTGCGGGCCGATCCACTTGCAGGAACTACTAAGGCGGGGCGAGTATGTGTACTGCGCGGCGAGTGGAACGAACCATATCTTCGAGAGATGGATCACGCTGGTCCCGGTGCCCGGTACTTGGATCAGATGGACGCCAGCGCAGGCGCGTTTGCCAAGCTGAACGAACAGCGGCGACGAAGTGTGGTGAGCGTGGCCCCGCAAGGAATGACCAAGGCGAGTTACTGGCGCGGGGGATGAAACCATGATAGACCAACTGCCGTGGGTTCAGGCAGTGATGGATGCGACGTGCGACAGCACGGCGTCTACCCCCCGTGTCCTCGTTATTCACAACAAGTCCTGCCCGTACCCGCACGACCGGTCGGCCTTCTGCATCTGTAAGCGTCCACGAGTCGAGGTCTGCGGACCTACGACCGAACGCATCCATGCATTGAGGTGAGATATGGCTGACGGCGATAGCACCGTGACCGCACTGGAATGGCCGAGCGAGCCCTTCGAAAAGGGTGCCGAGATGGATGAACTCGGCGTGAGCGGCCTGCGCCAGAATCGCGGCGTCATCATGGAGGAGCCGCTGCGGCAACTCCAAGGTCAGCGCGGGCGCAAAGTGTTCCGCGAGATGTCCTTGATGGATGATGTCGTGAGCGGCGCACTGGCTGCGATCAAGATGCTCGTGCGGCAAGTAGACTGGTGGGAGGAGCCCGCCTCGAACGACAACCCTGACGATATAGCGAACGCGGAGTTCCTTGGCGAAGTGCGTGAGGATATGTCGCACACGTGGGAGGACTTCATCAGCGACACGCTCGGCATGGTGGTCTACGGCTGGTCGTATCACGAGATCGTCTACAAGCGGCGCAGTGGATCAAACCCACAGCCGGGTCTCGCGTCTCGATTCGACGATGATCGCATTGGGATTCGCAAGCTACACGTGCGCGGACAGGACACGCTTGAGCGTTGGGACATCGACGAGGACGGCGGGATCAAAGGAATGGTGCAGCAGGTCGATGGGAAGCGGTACTACATCCCGATTGAAAAGGCGCTGCTGTTCCGTGTAGACTCGCACAAGAACAACCCCGAGGGTCAGTCCATGCTGCGCGGTGCTTATCGCTCATGGTACTTCAAGAAGCGGCACCAAGAGATCGAGGCCATCGCGCTGGAACGCGACGGTACGGGTATCGCGGTTGCGTGGGTACCACCCAAGATCCTCGCGTCAGGCGCAACGCCAGCCGACCGCGCGATCCGGACCGAGGTCGAGAAGATCGTCGTGAACCTACGCGTGGACGAACAGGCCGGTATCCTGATGCCGCTGGCCTACGACGCGAACGGCAAGAAGGTGTACGACCTCGAACTGATGGCGTCCCCCGGTACGCGGAGCATCGAGAGCGACAAGGTCATCAATCGCTACGACCGTGGCATTGCCGGTTCCATGCTGGCTGACTTCATCCTGCTCGGGCATGAGCAGCACGGCAGCCACGCACTCAGCAGCGACAAGACCACGCTGTTCGCTACCGCGCTTGGCTCAATCCTCGACTCCGCGCAAGCCGTACTGAACCGCCACCTCGTGCCTCGGCTGTTCCGGCTGAACGGGATCGACGCGGACGATCTTCCACGTTGGCAGCACGGCGACATCGAAAGCGTTGCGCTGAGCGAACTTGCAGGGTTCGTGGAGGCGATGGCACGCGCCGGGGCACCGATCTTCCCCGACGATGAGTTGGAGGATCACCTGCGCGAGATGGCGAACCTGCCGAAGCGGGCGACTGTGAGCGGCGATCTGGATACCGCGATGATGATGGACGAAGGTAGACTCCCGCCCGCACCTACGGACGCACAAGTGGAGACCAACGAGGAAGAGGGTCTAGGGTAGTGTTCATCGCCACCAGCCGCCGCGTTGTGAAGATCGCACCGGACGCTGCGATGCAGCGGTGGCTGCGGCTGCTGGATCAATCAGAGGGTGGGTTTGAGCAGGCGTTCCTGTCGGGCGTCGAGTCGATGACGCGCGGGTACAATGCATCTGCGGTCGCTGCGGCGTACCGAGTGAACGCAGCGGCGGTCGAGGCCGCGTTGCCGTGGGACGAATTTGCCCGCTCGTTTCAGCGTGGGTTGAATACCGCGATGCCCGGTGCGCTCGACCGTGGCGCGATGCTGGCTATCACCCGGATGCAGGTGCCGCATTCGTTCTGGACCGTGACCGACCCGCACGTTGCTACTTGGCTCCGCAACCACTCAGCCAATCTCGTGCAGCAGGTCAGCAACGAAACCCGCCGCGCGATCCGTCAGCACGTGGCCCGCGCATATCTCGAAGGCAAGCCACCGGGAGCCGCAGCCAAAGGGATCCGTGACGTTATCGGGCTGACGCGACGGCAGGAGATGGCCGTCGCTAACTTCCGCACCGGCCTCAAGAGCGCGATAGCCGAGGGGCGGTCAGCAGCCAGCATCCGCAGCCAGTGGGGATTGAGCCGCGGTATCGTGCGCGGCGACAAGGTGCTGCAGGCGAAGAACGTAGACCGGCTGACGAAGGCGTACCGCAACCGGATGATCTCACACCGGGCAGGCGTGATCGCCCGCCACGAGTCTGCGCTGGCGGCGTCGGAAGGAAAGTGGCACGCGTTCAAGCAAGCACGGGCGAGCGGTGCGCTTCCGCCTACGGCACGGATGGAGTGGATCGTCACGCCCGACGAACGCACGTGCGAGATCTGTCTACCGAACCACGGCACGCAAGTACGCTTAGGTGAGGCGTTCCCGAGTGGAGACACCCGGCCACCCGCCCACGTGATGTGCCGCTGCGACGTTCGCATGATCCGGTTCCCGAAACGGCGCAAGGGTAACCGCTACCGTACTCGGACGAACCGGCGCGTGCGTGAGATAGGGGCCCAGCGAGCAGGTCGGCGCGCAGCCCGTGAAGGGCGTCCAGTGTGGTCAGAAGCCGATGCGGCTGCAACCCACTCAAGAGTTGCACGCATTGCTGAGGAACGTCGGGCCCGACTCGCTGCCGAGCAGGGCGTAACCCCCGACTACTACGAGCCACCCGAAGCTACCGCCGCTGGAGTGGGGGAGTCGGTCTCAATCGACTGGGCTGGTGAGGGGATGACGGACGAATTCCGCCGCACTGTTCAAGGAACACTCGATGAGATGCCGGAGAGTATCAAGACCGCACTGGCGCGCGGTGAGCAGAAGATACGCGTCGGTCGGCGGCTAGCTGATATCGAGCTCCACCTTGCAGCGAACAAGCCGCGCGGTTGGGCGAAGGGGTCAACGTGGGAGATGGCCGAGGGATACTACCAGCCGTCAACAAAGACAGTCAACCTATTCGAACAGAAACTGTCAGCGGTAACTCAAACATACGAGACGGGGACCCGCACCCCCGGCGTGCTTCGGCACGAGATAGGGCACGCAGTCGACACACTACACCCAGAAAGTCATTTTTCCAGTTTCAGTCACCAGCCGCGGTTCAAGGAGATACACGCCAAGATCATCAGCCGCATGAACTCAATACAGAAACGTGAACTCGCTTACTTCATCCAAGCCGACTCAGCGGGCCTTGAGGAAGCGTTCGCTGAAGCGTTCGGCCACGCACTCGGTGGCGGGTCGGCCGACGGCTATACATCCCGACTTTTCAGACAGACGTTCGGGCGGTTGATCAGGTATGTCGAAACGGAGGTACTGACAACGCTATGAGAGTATTCGTCAACCATCGGGGTAGCGAGGTTCACGTAACGGCACGCGCCGAAGGTGAGGCTGGTATGGTAGGGGATATGTCTTTCGTGTTGCGCCCCGGTGACCCGCCAGTGTTTGATCTCACCTACGATGAGTGGCGAAACCTACCTGCTGGGCAGCACGATCTACCATGAGCGCACGCAAGGTAGCAATCGTGGGGTTCGGGCCCGGTCGTGAGAACGCACCGTTCGATGATCCTGACTGGGAGTGCTGGGGCCAGAACCACCTGTTCCTTGAGATGCCGACCAGCGAGTACGCATGGGACCGGTGGTTCGAGATCCACGAGCCGTATCAGTTGAAAGCCGAACGAGAGGCGCGGCTTGCGTGGCTGACTCGCCCGCAGGGACTCCCGATCTACGCGCGCAAGGCATATCCCGAGTGGCCGTCCGCCGTAGCCCTACCTGTCGGTCGGCTGATGGCTCTCGGTGCCCGAGGCAACTACCACTGCGGGACGTTCGACTGGATGGTCGCCATGGCACTCCATCTAGGAGCCCAGAAGATCGCCATCTACGGGCTGGAGTCACTAGAGATAGAGGCGGGCGAGCCGAGGTCAGCACGAGCCTGTCTGGAGTACTGGTGTGGCTATGCCGAGGCGTTGGGTGTGCCCGTTACCGTGGAGCCGGGTACCATCGTGCTCCGGAACTGGGAACGGCATGGTGGGCAGTATCCGTGGGACGCAGACGTAAGCGGCGACGAGCGACCGCCCGCAAACTGGCACGCGGTGGCTGAGTACGCTGAGGACCTGCAAGACATCGCGGACTTCATCCCCGAACACGCCGAGGTCGCATGGACGCATAGCCATATCTGGTATCGCGTACCGATGACCGACGTTGGGGCGAGCCGATGAAAATCGTTGCCGTTGTGCCCGCCAAAGCGCAAAGCCGCCGCTGTCCGGCCAAGAACTTCCGACCGCTCGGCGGCCGCCCGCTGTGGCAGTGGACCGTCGATGCCGCACTCGGCTCGAAGTACGTCAGCGAAATCATCGTCACGACAGATGCACCGGATGCACAGATGCGCTCGATGGCGTTAGCCGAACAGATCACCATACGGGATCGCGGGGCCGACCTGTGCGAGCATGGAGTCTCGGCCGTCGAGGCCGTGAGGGATGCGATCATGGGCGTCCGCTTGGACGCGGTACTGATGCTACTCCCGTCAGCCCCGTTCCGCACAGCAGCCGACATCGACGCCGTCGTGAAGCGATGGCACGAACTGGGCGAACAGGTCGCCGTGGTCACTGTCTCGCCGTGTCAGCAAATCACCCGCAAGCTACGCCGGGTCAGCGTCGCGTCGGGCATTCTAGTTCATATGCCCGAAGCCGAACACGTGCTGAGTAACGGGGCCGCTCAGATCGCAACACTCGACTACTTCCAAAGAGGAGTCACGGGATTCTGGCGACCCGGCCCTGTATATCCGCACCGGCTATCAGCGAAGGCCGGTCTCGACATAGATGACGAAGGCGATTGGGCCGTAGCACTTCACTACGCAGGAGAGCAGGAAGATGATCGAGCGCCTTGAGCGGTGGAAATGGCGAGTAACTGGTGGAGCAGCACG